GAGACAGCGTGAGCAGGGTTTTCGAGTGGTAATTGGTTAGTTTATTTTTTCTCCTTTTTCCCGGGAGTAGGTTGGCTCCGGCCCGGGTTTTATGACAGGCACCCTTAAAAAAGGTGTCTGTCTTTTTGACTTCTTGAGATAATAAGTATATAATATTAATATGAAAAGATGCACAATACAAATTAAAGATGAAGTAAACATCAAAGTTGAAGGACTAGAACTGGATGCTCGTCGTGCGTTAGTAAACACATTTAAATATGATGTGCCAGGCGCACGGTACTTGCCTGCTGTGAGACTAGGACGATGGGATGGCAAGGTCAGTTACTTTCAATTGGGCGGCAGCACTTATGTAAACTTGTTGCCTGAGATTATTCCCATATTAGAAAAGTTCAACTACGACATTGAACTAGATGACCAACGCGAATATTCTACTGTGTTTGACTTTACACAGATCCGAGAAGATTCGTTTGCACACAAGGTGTGGCCCAAGACACACCCAATGGCAGGTCAACCTGTGGTGTTACGTGACTATCAGGTTGAGATTATCAACAACTTCCTGGGCAATCCGCAATGCATACAAGAAGTGGCCACTGGTGCAGGCAAGACGCTGATCACTGCCGCATTAAGTTTAAGCATAGAACCCTACGGTCGAAGTATTGTTATTGTGCCCAACAAAAGTTTAGTAACACAGACAGAAGCAGACTACAAGAACCTGGGCCTAGATGTTGGTGTTTACTTTGGTGACCGCAAAGAACATGGCCGGACACACACTATATGCACATGGCAAAGTTTAAATGTGTTAATGAAGAACACAAAGAATGGTGTAGCAGATGTCACCATACAAGACTTCATCGAGGACGTGGTATGTGTGATGGTAGACGAAGTACACATGGCCAAGGCAGACGCACTTAAATCCTTGTTGACCGGCATCATGGCTAGAGTGCCAATTCGATGGGGATTGACCGGAACTGTGCCCAAAGAGCCGTTTGAATTTCAAGCACTAAAGTGCAGTCTTGGTCCTGTGATTAACCAACTCTCAGCAAGCGAACTACAGGATCGTGGTGTGCTGGCACAGTGTCATGTGAACATTGTGCAGTTGGTGGACCACGCAGAGTTCTCAAATTATCAAAGTGAGTTGAAGTTCTTGTTGGAAGAGCCAGACAGACTCACTGCCATTGCCAACTTGGTGTCGCATGTTAACGACACAGGCAATACACTTGTATTGGTGGACCGTGTAGCAGCCGGTCATGCTTTGATTGAACGCCTGGGCGATCGAGCAGTGTTTGTATCAGGTGCAACAAAAGCAGGAGCAAGACAAGATGAATATGACGAAGTGGCCACCAGCACTGGCAAGATTATTGTGGCGACTTACGGTGTGGCCGCTGTGGGTATTAATATTCCAAGGATTTTTAATCTGGTTCTTCTTGAACCCGGAAAGAGCTTTGTCCGTGTTATACAGTCAATTGGGCGCGGCATTAGAAAAGCGGAAGACAAAGACCATGTAGAGATCTGGGATATAACCAGTACCTGTAAGTTTGCCAAACGACATCTAACTAAACGTAAAGTATTTTATCGAGATGCAAACTATCCGTTCTCTCAGGAAAAACTAGAGTGGAAGTGACTAGGCCCAAATTGTTAATAGTCGGAGACAGCTTTTTTTCTATAGATGCTAAGTTTCCAGGCCAACATTGGTCAGAAATGCTGCCTGACTATGAAGTAATAAATTATGCATACCCGGGAAATTCCATTGGCATAATACTACATGATCTAATTAACGGCCTAAAGCACAGTCCCGACGCTGTGGTCATTGGGTTCACTGGCCCAGGCAGGATTGAATTTGAAAACACACATGTCGCGGTTAATCGACAGTGGATAACCAATCAACACCAGCATCTGCTAAATCAGGACCAGAAATTGTTAATGACCTTGCGTCAGTCGTTAACAAACCCAGTTTGGGAAAACTTTGGTGCATTTTGGCAAATTGTTGGCGCTTTGTCTGTATTAAAGAATCAGAATATTCCTTTTGTGTACTCGATGGGTATATATCAACAGTTAATGGCAGTCACTGAACTGTTGACACGGAACAGTGACATAGTAAACACCCAATTCTCTAGATTTGAATCGCATGCATTAAATTTGAATTTAGCAACATACCCGCTAGAGCTACAAACAAAATCGCCGCTGTTTCATGTTCCCGACGGTGCCTGGCAAAGTCAATTTGCAGCCGAAGTAAAAGAAAAACTAAAAACACTTGACATTTGACCGCATATACTATATTATACTTACATGAGAATACTAACACTAGATAACACAGCATTTGACCTTGACCATCTTCCAGAAGAAGTTGAAGACATGAGATTTGCTATATTTGACAACAGTGATCCCAAGGATCCAGACTATCATTACATTCCGCTTATCTTTTTAGAAAGTTTTAATGCTCCTGCGCTGGTGTTACAAATTGGTGAACACAAAATACGCATGCCCATGGACTGGCAGATACTAATTGGCGAACCTGAAGTAGGCGACCTTGAAGTGCTTCCATTGACCAGTATCAACGACCGTGGCTTTAAGGTATTTCAGTTTAATCCATTAAGCAGTTTTCGACCGAGTTTTCCAACTGTTGAAATTATAGACGTGTATCATGAAGTGGCCTGGTATGCTCCTAAGTTAAAAAATGGACAGATGTTGTGTATTCCGCTGAGTGATGATCCCAAGCCGGACTGTGTGTATTTTGTCAAAGATATCAGTCGTAACTGTGAGATTGTAGACTATCAAAAGGCCTGGTGATGAGTGATAAACTAAACATTGCCAACGAGATGCGACAGTTTGATCGCAAGGATCGTAATTTTTATAAAGATTTAACAGACGAAGAACGTAAAAAATTCTCAAACTATCTTATGATACGGTGGGGCAGTTCAGTTGAAGGATCAAGAGAACTGCAAGAGTTTTATCTTATTGCTACTAATGAACGCTTCAACAAACATTTCTTTGCACTGAGCCGGCATCCGGAACTGCAATGGCTGTGTGCCACTACTGTTAGTCCTGACATGGGCACACCCAGACACACCTGGATTGCTCCTAAGAAAAAAGAACCCGGTGCTAGTAGTATACGCAAACAGTTGGCAGAACTGTATCCACATTTAAAAGATGATGACATTGCGGTGCTGGCGTCGATTACTACTAAAAAAGAAATCGACGAGCACTTGAAGTTATCGGGGCAAGAAACTAAAAAATGAGTTACACCTGTCAGTATTGTCGGAAAGACTTTGTCAAGGAAACAAGCCTGACTGTGCATAGTTGCGAGCCTCGCAGACGTAGACAAGAACGCTCAGAGCGTGGAGTAGAATTAGGCTTCCAGGCCTATATTAAGTTTTACGAAATGACACAGGGCAGTGCCAAGTTAAAAACCTATGATGACTTTTGTGACTCACCATACTACAAAGCATTTGTAAAGTTTGGTCGGTACTGTGTAGACATCCGTGCCATTAACCCTGCACGTTTTATGGAATGGGTTCTTAAACAAAATAAAAAGATTGATCATTGGTGTCGTGACGCAGTGTATACAGAGTATTTGCTATTCTATTTGCAAGTGGAAAACATCAACGACGCCCTGGCTCGTGCAATAGAGTACGGTATTGATTGGTCAGAGAAAACAGGTAATCCTGCACAAGATTGTTTGCGTTATGGCGGAACCAATGCCACAGTGTACGCAGTCACAACAGGACGCATCAGTCCATGGGTAATTTACAATTCAGAGTCTGGGCAACGGTTTTTGAGTACTTTAGATGCTGGTCAAATTGCCATGGTCTGGCCCTATATTGACAGCGACATATGGCAAAAGAAGTTTGCGGATTACTCAGCAGATCAAGAGTATGCCAAAGAAATACTAACAAAAGCAGGATGGTGACATGATCAAAGGAATAATACCCGGTGCGGGACTAACAACCAGTAGCAGCAGTTCTATGCAGCCGTACATAAGCCCCGGCTCCCAGAGCGCCGGGATGCTACGTTATAATTCAAATTCGAGCAACGTAGAAGTATACGATGGCGTCAATTGGTTGATATTGTCCAGCGGCCCGACTCAGATAAGTCTTGACGGTCCAACACAAGAAGCTGTTCAATGGGTTCGTCGTCAAATGGAAGAAGAAAAACGCCTAGAGGAGTTGGCCAAACGGCACCCTGCTGTGGCCGATGCACTGGCAGCAGTGGCTCATGCGCAAGAACAGTTAGACATTGTCACAACCTTGGTACAACGATGATACACATTGACTTTCAAGGCGGAGCACACGGGAACTTCTTGGAATTTGTGTGCAACGTCATGGCCGGCGTTGAAACTGTTGGCGATCCGTTTAATGCAGCCGGAGCATCGCACAACAAACAATATCTGTCGCCGCGAGTATTTTATGCAGGGCATTATTCTTTTTATTCTATTCCATTGCAATATAATCGCGTGATTACAGTGAAAATTGAAGTGGATGATTTATTGCCATTGAGCCAGATTAGTTTGTTACGAGCCGGAGACTACGGTTATGACAACGATGAGTTAGAAATCAATACCTACACCAAACTCAACAATAAAAATTATCAATGGGTACTAGATAATATTTTAAATTCATTCTTTACTGATCAAATAAAAAATAGCTATGATAGAGTAAAAGATCCCGGGTGGCCCGATGTCAACTGCTTAGAGGATTTTCAACACCTGCCCGAACACATACGTCGAGAATGCATGGAAGTTCATAACTTAGAATTATTAGAACTTGGCCCTGTTACTCCCGATTGTCCAAGGCATATTCTTAGAGAGTTTTTTCAGATAGGATTTGAAAATCCTGCCAACGCAGGGTTTATAACACAACAACAACTGATTCGTTACGACGAATGGGTTGATGTGTATGAGTTTCCGTTTAGTGCCTTTTACAACAAACAGCGATTCTTGGATCAGCTCACTCAGATTGCAATGTGGGCAGGAATACAGTATACTACACAACAGCAAGCGGAACAGTTGCATACACTGTTTTTAGAAAAACAACCGTACAAGGATTCAAAAAATAAATGTGATGATCTTGTGTTGAGAATACAAAACAATGCACTGACGCACATTCCGGTAGTAGATCTACTAGAAGAAGCATACATCAATGCCAAATTGGAACAAAATTATTTTTTATGAACAATAAATTTTCAGTATATCAACACTGGGATCCACTAAAAGTATGTGTGGTTGGGCACAGTTATCCCCCTGAGTTTTATTCATGGATCACAGTACCGCATGTAAGATCGCTTTTTGAAAAAATTGCAATCGA